AGCAGGATTATCCGTCCAATACTTGTCTTCATCGCTTACAGAATGTATGGACGAAAGAGAATCCGGCTGCCCCTTAAACAATCCATCCCAAGGCCCGTCATAATGCTTTGAGATTGGATCATAATTCGAAGGAATTAAAACTTTCTTTAACCTCGCATGATAAGATCTATCGGGTAAATTTGAAAAATTCTTACTGTCGAATTTGAGTTTGACGATAGCGCTATAAGGATAAAGCAGAGGCTCTTCTACGTATTCAGCAACGGAAGATAACTTTAAACTTCTGTCTCTGCCTATTCCCCCTAACGCTCCTTTTACCGAGGGATCATATTCATTGCTTAACTTTATTAATTTAAAAGTTATACCTTTAGAGCTTATTTTTGGGCGATCAAATTCAATAATAACATCAAAAGCATACATCGAAGTGCAGAGGCCTGTAACAATAAACCTATTGCTTTCGTCGGTGGTTACGGCTCCGTTCAATGAATCATCAAACTTAACGATACAACCAGAACTTGGAGATAAGACATTGTGTTCGACATAGTCCTTTTCCATTAATATTGCAAATTGAACATTGTTTTCCTGATTACTACCGTCATCGTTCTGTATCGACAAAGTTGTGTTCATTTCAATTCGAATTTTGTTAACGTTTTTGTTTGCCACAAAATGAGCTGCTATTTTGGCTCCGTTTTTCTTTGCGCTTTCTACATCAGGCCTATGCTCGGCTCCCCCCTCGTTTTTTGTGTAGGGTCCGGCTCCATATAACAACACGGAATGATCAACAACAAAACAATTAAAATCTGAAATAATCAAAGTGTCTTTTTCTTCTCCTGTTTTGATCACAGGAGCCTCGCCATTTTCATTGAGTATATAATTCGCAGTTCCAGTCTCGGCTTCGCTTATTGGGGTATTCACAACAGGCACATTGTTTAAAAAAATACCCTCCCGAAGGTCGTAACCCAAGACCTTCTGCACTAGTCTCTCAATAATGCCAGAACGACTAAGGTTTATTAAGTTCCCATTTTGATCACAAAGTCCAGCTATCGGACCTTCACTCAATAAATCCAAAAACTCTATCTCGGTATAAGACTCTAAAACATGAGGCTTTCCTGGGACGTTTTTTCTTTTTGAGAGTTTGTGTTGAGATATATTTGTTGAACCTATTTTTAATCTTCCATAACCTAAAGGTACTGCAACGCCTTGACTTTGCCTATTAGCTATTCCCTTGAGCAAATAAGATTTTGTTGTTGTAGGGGTTTTTCTTTCGGGCGGCTTAAATAACGCTTTCATTATCGCCCCAACAACAAAAGACACAGCAACGGCTACAACTATTTTACCAACAAGAGTTAATCCGCCCGCAGTTGTTCCACCAACAAACATAATTGACATTATAACTGCCGCATTGCCTTGTGGCGCGGGAACAATATGCATTTCTTGCTTCTTGTCCCTTATCTCAACCATAGACTCGGAGATCATATGCTTTTTTAATTCTTTTTTTGATGAAATATCGGTCGGAGATTTATTTAAAACAGCATAATCAATACCGCCCGATTGACTTTTGGCAAGATACTCAAGAAACCCCTCCTTGTTAGCGTCTATAGCGGCAAAAACCTCCACAGCTGAGTCCGCGTTCAAGGTCCACTTTCTACCAAAGCGCTTTCCAAGCTTTCCATATAAATATACTGTTTTCATTTAACCTTAAACCTTAAATAACTATACACTTATATTGCCATATATACCAAATTCATCATCCCTAATGCTATAGATCAAAAATGGGATACATAATTCATCAGAATATAACTTATCTGTAATAGATGGATTTACTGAGCAATTCACATGAGAATGATAAACATATAAAACTTTATTTTCTATAAAAATATTTAAATTAATCATAAAATGATGCTCAGGAAAAGGGCTTTCGTTTTTGCAAGGCAAAACCTTTAGGCCTGAAGTAGACTCAACGATCAATCCGCAACTCTCCTCAGTTAAAGACCGCAAGCAATAAGTCTTAACCTGTTCGAGTATAGTTTTATGCAGCTGGATATCTTTCTGTGCCCGGGAAACCTCCAAACCTTAATCCTTTATGAGTTATGTTTATTTTGTTATAATCGGTGATATTCCTAGACCCGCCCAAAGAATCCAAATGAGACTCAGAGAATCTTTTCTTGCAAGAGTCTATTGTTTTCTGACATTCGTCTTTTACCCAGTGATTATTGTCAAAAAACGGTATATGATCGGATGCAATAGCGTGGGTTTTTATACATAAAAAAACAACGGGCGTAGATTTATAAGGGTCAGCCGAGCTTTGTGGAATTATTTTAACCAATGAGCCAGAGTCGTATCCGCCAGGAACTAGCTCGTTATCCAAAAACCCATGCTTGCTCCACTTGGGAATATCGTCTAATCCATTGCCGTAATTGTTATGGGCATATTTCTGAGTTAGATCTCTGCCTTCGCTATCTTCTATAGCTAGGCCTTTGTACCCACAACCAATAGAGCATCTATACATCCAAGAGCAGTGAGACGGCATTACTATTCTTGCTGGAACACTTGATCCTTGAAGCTCTAATGAAGACACAAGTTCAAAAGTAATTACATTTTTGTTTTCTATTGTTTTCTTGTTTATAAAAAATATATCATCAGGAAAGTGTGAGTTTGGATCGGATTCGCCAAAAGGATTCTTTCCTGATTCGTTTAAATTCCTATTTTGAAAGTTTTCATCATCAAGAAATTTAACAAAAGTTCTCTTCCTGGTAACCTTGCAATTGGCGAAATCTTTATTAGATCTAATAATTTTAGATAAAAGCCCCTCGGGGTTAGCTATTGAAATTGTTGGCCTTGGAAGCCTTCCGTCTGACTGACTCTCAAAACCCTCCATTTTTACAGGTAAAGGTTGATAGGCATTCCCCTGCCAATAAACAGGGTTGCTTGAATTCTTCATGGGGCAAAACCTATATATAGCATCTGCGCCCAGATTAACTCCGTGTAAATCCTTAAGCATTTCAAAGTTTGACTGAAGATTGCTAAAATCGATTTCGTACATATCCACGACCGAATCGGGAGTGATTGAAATTAATTGCTTATTAAAATTTGATTCTGATTTTGCCATAATTATTTTTCTGCTGCGACGAATATTTTCAACTCACCTTGTTGAAGATCGCTTGAAGCAGAGCTTCTTATATATAAATCTCCAAAATAGTATTTATTTACAAGACCAACAAGAATAACGTCTGAATTATTGTCTATTATCTCGTCTGTAAATCCATCGATCAACGAAACATTTACGTCCGAGTTATTTATTCCATAAAACTCAATATCAATATAGCCTTCCTCTCCTGCCTCGATTGTGGTCTTTTGATTATTGATAAAGAAATTCTCAATCGCAAATTTACCGCACTCCCTGTATGCAGTATTAAACGGCTCATTTACTCCGGATTTTATTTGTCCTCTGTTGTTTTGAAAAAAAGTGTTTGGAACTGAATTAACTATTTCGGATCTGTAGTTACCAGGGGAACCCGTGACCACCGTAAACATCTGCCCGCCGTCACTAACGCCAGGTGTATAAGACTTGCTTAGTTTTATTGTTTTGCCGTTTAGACCAAAAGGAAAACCGGCAGACGGAAGGCTATATATGTAATCTTCTCTATCAAGGCCTTCGCCAACAAAAGGAACGTTTGCGCCTCCGCCCTGCCCTATAATAGAAAAAGTCCCAATGTCTCTCTCTATCGCTTCTGCACTAATTAACGTCAAGGGCTTATCTCCTATATTCATCAATTTAACCCTGCCCTTTCCTTTTTCTCCGGGAATTATTTGTTCTCCTTGGTCCTTGATCGAAAACGACAACGGAGAGGTGAATATCAATTCTCCCTCTGCCAATTCTGGAGGAGTGTCTAAATTGGTAAAATCCTGCTCATCTATATTAAATGGAAACTGCTCGAATCGAGCAGATATGCTATGATTATTTTTGTAATTATAAGTGTGGCTCCACTCCTGACACACAAAGTTTTGCTTTCTATTGTATGGGGCGGGAGGCGTAAAATTAAAAGGTTTGTACCCTAGTCTTTGCTCAAGGAAATGAAGTATAGCGTAAGCTTCCTCATCATCTCTATTGTTGAACTGTAAGTCCAAATTTAAAAGGCTTTCATTTATGCCGTCGTTATAAATCTGAAGGTATCCTCCTAGTTCTATTTCGTTCATTCTTGGCTTTTGATCAACGCTTAGTCCTAAAGATGGCTTCCAAAAGAAATCGCGAGTCCAGTAACCTGTATGTAAATCTTTCTTGTAATCAAGCCTGCCATTAAAACCCGTAGTTATCTCAGAAGGAACTTTATTACTGGTACTTGAATCGCTGTGCCAATAATAGTATGAATGGTTTCCAGTATAAAAAGCTACATCATTTTTTTCGTAAACCATTGTCGGGTCAAACGTTTCTGCTTTCCTTATGAACAACTGCTCGGATTTCCTCAATGAAGAAGTATCCAAGTTTCTGAGCTTTAAACTTATATTATTGCTGTTCTCAAAACTTAAAGCATGATTAAATTCTGAGCAATAAAAAGTCTTAGCTTCATTTTCTGTCGATCGATAAGGATTAAACATCGCGTTTCCGTCCCATCGAAACCCTGATATTCCTTGTTTATATTTAAGATTAGGAGAGGAGGCGTCAACCTCTAATTGCCCCAAATGGTTTTCTACAAAATGTATTATAGAATTAGCTTCTTTATTTGTTCTGTTGTCGAATTTTAAATTAACCTCAAACGTTAATGCATTTATGCCTTTTGGCTGCAGAATATAATAACCATTACCATACTCATGCTTTATATTATTTGCCTTAAAATTAACTGTTGATCCATAATCTGCGTCGTAAAAAAACTTATCGCTTGTCCACAAATCTGGATTAGATTCAGGATACGCATTGATTGTTGAGATTGTTAGAACATTAGCAGACGAAGGTTCGTAATTTTCTATAAAACTAGTCTCAGATGTCCCTTTTATTTTTATTGCTGCACCAGTTAAACCTTGAACGGTGGTACTTGTATAATTTTTTTCTATATTTAATATAGAATAAGTTCCATCGCTAGACCCAGTAGACCCAGCTATATTTATTATATTTCCAGGGCTAAATGTTGCGTTTAGATCGTCGGGCCTATTAAACTCATCAATAATATAATGAGAATTAGCTGCCACCTCGTGAGGAAGCAATGTAAATCTTTGATCGTCTGAGACAGAGACTCCGCCGCCAAAAACCATATTTTGCTTTGCGTAATAATACAATCCATCACCCGTAGCATAAACAAAATCAAATTGTTCGTAATTTTGCCCTGTTTGAAAAACCCCGCTATAATTAACAAGGTTTCCCATTCTTCCTTCAGAAACGTCCGAGGCTGGAGCGGAGATTGTCATGATTATTTAATTATCTGCTTTACAGACACTGAGCCCATCGCATGCGAGCCCTCTGATATTGAAATTGACTGACTGTGTATCCTTCCAGAACAAGAGAAATTAGCGATCTTTTCTCCCTGCAAGCTGTACAAAAAAGCCTGTATAGTAGAGTCGCTTAAGCCTTCGGGAGTTGTTCCTGATTGATAATTTCCGTCTGGATTTAAATTTCTTATCATATCGTTTGATTCTATATTCATCTCGGCTTCAATATTTTCAATTGATACGCGAGTAGGAACCACTCCATTCGCGGTTGTATTAATAGAGGTATGTTCGCCGTCTTTTATATGATTATGTACCTTCCTTCCCACTATTATATTATAATTTAATTTAGATACCTCAAATTGTTTTTTATTTGCGGTGTCCATATTTGTATTGCTTGCTTTTATTTCTCCAAATGATTTAAGTCCGTGAGCAGGATCAATATTTAATTCTTGAAACCTTCTATCTACTGTTTTTAATATTGTACCATATATATCATAACTTGCATTAGCTTGTATAACCTGAAAAGGAGCTATACTAAAACTAAAATTAGTTAAATACATATTATCAAATAAATAACGACCAACTATATTTCCATCAATAGGATTTTCACTCATACCATCTTTTATTTCAAACAATCTATCAATAGAATTAATAATATTATTTTGTTTAAAAAATTCAGCAGTAATTACAAAAGAAATATCAAGCTTGCCGCGAAGACCTGCGGTAGCTGCAAAATTAACAAACTCGGTTTTCGCTCCGACTATCGAGAGATCAAGGTCTCCGTATACTCTTTCTGGTTCTAGAGTTGGGGTTATTGATAAATTAGCAGACTGAACCATTAGGTCCTTGCCTCCCAAAGAAATCTTACCATCTTCAAATCTTAAAAAAGGCTTGCTCATATTACTGGATTATGAAGGGTCTCATATGATTTATAAGTTAAAGATATACTCATTTCTCCTTCGACCGAGGATGTTATAGATTCGCTTATTAATCTAGCCTTAACGCCAGTAAAAGCATTAATAACTTCTTTTGTTTTAGAATCTTTTATTTGAATAACGACATCGCTTTCTGGAGCCGCTCTGAGACGATCTTTGGTTTGTCTTACTTCGTATTCATTTACAATCATTGTAAAATTAATATCCGTTTCGATTGGATAAATTGTATCGATTTGTATTGGATCATGATTTTCGTAAGTGGTTTTGCTGTCGGCATACCATTCGGCTTCGGTGCCTTTTGGAATTGCATACATTGGTTGCAAATTTAAAGCTCGACTAAAGCTGAAATCTGTTACTGCGTCTGTTGAAAAATCGCTTACGTTTATTGAAATACTGGCCTGGTCAGTAAATTGTATAGGTGGATGAGGCTTGGTAGCTTCTTGAATTAATATTCCGCTTCCTAGATCCCCAAATACAGTGATATCAGTTTCAATATCAGGAAGATCGCCCACTGTACAGTTGACTGAATAACGAGTAATTCTTCCTTTTGTAAACCCAAAACCTTTCGTGTTATTGTCGTATAAGATTGATCCACTTATTTCATTTTCGTCGTAAGCGTACTGCCCGACTACATTCAGATCCAGTATAGGATCCCTGCTCACCATTTTTCTTGAAATCGAAAAATTACCTTCCAGCGGAGCGTTAACGAAAGCATCTATAAATCCTACACCAGCAACCTTGATTGGCTTTTCTGTTATTCCGTAACTTCCATTAACATTTACTACTCCAGAAAGAGCGGTATTGTTTACAACTATAGTTTGTTCATAATTTGAGAAAGTCATGATCAGTCACTCAACAAGCCTCCTGGTCGCTGCTCGTCCATTATCACAGAAATAACTTGTTGTTTTACTTTTTCCGCCAACTGCGTGCTTTTTTCTTGATCTTCTGACGAGTCTTTTGGATTGGCTCCTGCTTTATCATCCTTTTTCTCTGATTTCCCACTTCCCTTGTCCATATTAACCGTTATATTAATATTATTTGTATTTCCGCCAGAAGTTCCAGTTTCTGAGTTTTCTGTTAAGGGGGTCACTGCTCCACCATCATTAAATTTTCCTGCATTTATTCGGTCGAGCATTGGCTTGCCAAGTTGTCGAGCGCTACTTGCTCGAATTACATATTCTCCTTCGCTGAGCATTGCGGGAATTTGATCGATGCCAGACTTGCCAGCTATGTGGCCGCCGTTGGCATAACCATTTATTTTTCCTCCTCTATAAACAGCTCTTGACTCCTGGATAGACGTTGGGCTAAAAGGGCTGTAATTGTCTTTAACGATTGAGCCAAAATCAAAGTCGTTTTCAAAGGGTTGATTTATGCTCATCGCCTCAGTTCTTGACATGCCGGTTTCTAGCATTGTTTGATTTACTGCGGCTGAGTCTATGCCAGAAGATTTGCCCCAAGAATCAAGCATTGATTTTTCTCCTAGTGCTCCAGATTCAGCAAGGCCCTCAAGGCCAGAGGAAACCATACTTCCAATTCCAACACTCAGAGCGGTACCTACGAGCATTTGCATTAAAGCTCTTTTTTTGGCTTTTTTCTCAGCCTCTTTTCTCATTCTTTCTTGAATGATTCCTTTTGTATATTGAGTATCCTCTTGAAGTCCTAGGTTTCCAGATTGTCCGCTATAGAAAAACCCAGACATTGCTTGAGATTGATATCTTCTTCCTGTGTTGTAACCTTCTCCTCCTCCAAAGTTTGCAGCAAGAGCGGATCCTGGCTGAGGCTCGTCTGGCTTACCTCCAGTTGAATAACCTGGAAGTTTTCCGCCTGCGTTTAATCTATGCATAAATCCGCCACCGTATTTCTTCACAGCGTCGCCACCCATTACATATTCGCCATTAGTTACCATTGCAGGAACTCCGCCTCCTTTAGAATATTTTCTTACTCCTCCTCCGCTAGAAAACGGTAAAGCTCCAACGATTGCATCGGCGGCTTTGCCAAGGTATGCTTGTTGAATTGCTCCAAGAAAATTCATTGCAATATTATTCATAACATCGCTCAAGTCATCGGCTTTATTTATTGCTGCTTGCATACCGTCAACAAGGCCGTTTCTAAATTGATTTGTTAATTCACCACCAAGTCTAAACTCCATCGTTTCAGCTTGCTCGACAATTCTTTTTTGAGCGTCCCTAGCTCCATTACGCATTGCGCCAGGTCCGGTTTCGTATTCCCTCTTAAGTTTTAATCTTTCCTTCTCTTTCTCTAAGAGTTCTTGGGCGCTTGATATTTCTGTTTTTGTCTCTGCGTTTATGTTTTTTATTTTTTGTTCGATTTCGTCTAGGTTCTTTTTTCTTTCTTCTTGCGAATTTAAAAGCGCATCATACTCTTCCCAATCAGCCTCGCTTTTTAGTGTTATTTGGCCAGTCACCATACCCTCAAGCCTTTTTTCCTTAAGTTCGTCCCGTTTCTTTTTTGTATCCAGTCCGGCGAGTTTGTCTTTTTGATTTTCTTCGAGGGTTGTGATTTTAGATTCTAATTTAAATCTTTTCTCGGACATTGCAAAACTTTCTCTTTCTCTACCGGTTTGATATCCTGGGCCTACAGCATTCAACCTTCTTGCTGCGGCAACTTGTTCGGTAAAACCTCGGATTTTCTGGGAAGACTGAAGGCCTTCTGAAGACATGCGGTTTTTTCTTTCTAAATCTTTTATAATTTTATTTTCTGTCGCAACATAAAGATCTTGGCCCAATACTCTCTTAGCCGAACCTGCTTGTGATATTTTACTTTGTCTTGCTAGAGTTTCGTCAGACCGCTTTTTGTACACAAGAGATTCTATAGCTGCGAGATCTTGAGGGGAAACTCCATCTATCTCTTTTAATTTACCCACAAGCTCTTGTCCGCTCATTTTAGAGTAAGGTTTTGTAACATCTATTCTTGATATTCTGTTTTTTTCGCTAGCCTTGATGCCCATCTTCTTAGCTAAGTCACTCCTGACCGAGCTCTGCATACTAGGAGATCGTTTCACTAAAGTCATTAAGCCCTCCTTAAGACTAGAGTCTGCACCCCGAAGAGAAGAATCTAATTTTTCAGCGGCAGAATTCAGGGCTTTTTTGTATTTTATTTGCGCTTTCTGTTGTTCGGTTATCGCGCCACCCATCACTTTTTCTTGAAAATCTAAATTTTCAGAAATTTGCCGATACTTATCTTTTATTCTTAATTGAGCCAATGCGGATTCTTGCTGTGAAACTAACATCGCTTTCTGATGGTTTAACTTAACAATCAAACCGCGAACTTCCTCTTTTCTTAAATCAGCAGATTCATTTTCAGCTTTTCTTTCCCCAGCCATAAAAGACTCAAACATGACTTTTTTTCTTGATACATCAGCTTTCTCTAATTCTTTGGCATACTCTTTTCCCGTCCCTTTAAATTCGCTGCCTGCCTCAGCTCCTTTTGCAGAAAAAGTATAATCGGAAGGTAATGCGCGCAAGGCGTCTGAGAGTTTAGAATCCAGATTAGTATTCATAATTTCATTCATGACTTTAACTTTTCCTTGAGCTTCGGGATCTTTTTCTTTTTTGTAAATCGTTGAACTTGTTAAAGGATCAAAGCCTTTTGCGACGTTTATGGTTTTTGAATTTTCTTTTTTTATTTCCTGATTAAGTCTATTGTAGCCCTCTCTAAAATCTTTTAAATGTTTCTTAGCTTCTGGGAAATCTGAGAAAAGAGAAACTAAAGAGGACCCCATGCTTTTTGAATAGTCTAAATCGTCTTTCGCTTTTTTAATTGCGGCCTCTTCAGCCTTGCCTAACCCATCAACTAATCCGTATAAACCTCCAACAGTAGCTCCTATAGCTGTGCCCAGCGGACCAAACATCATTCCCATTGCTGCTCCGCTACCAGCCCCTTGTAGAAAACCTCCGGTGGCTGCGCCAGCCGTACCCCCAATTGCGTCTTGCGCAAAACCTGCAGCCATAGGCAAGCCCATCATCAAACCCATTTGCCCACCAGTGCTACCAATCATTCTTCCCGCCCTCGTTCCAGCAAACCTTGAGCTTGCGTTTTGTAGCCCAACGCTTCTCGCGGCTCTTTGCGTAGCTGCTTTTAATTTTTCTGTGGTCCCAATTAATTGATTTGTTTTTTTGGCTACTCTGTCTTGAGCGCTAGAACTTACGTTGTATTTGTTCCCAAGTTTTTGCATCATCTCTTGCATTTTCTTATGAGGAACCCTGCCCGTTTCAAATCTTTTTATAACACCGGCAATAGCTTTGTTATACTTTTTAGCGTTGCTCTCCGTTTGGGATTGCGCACCACTACCTCTATAACCAACCACGTCAGAACTTGTAATTTCTGGTGCATAATTCGGCACGTATCCATTTGCAGCGCCAAATACATCTTTCAATCCATTTGGTTCGTCGTCTGTATTGGTTACGCCCAGACCGATTGGATTACTTTTATTCATTAGTGCTGAATGAGAGCCAATTCTTATTTTCGAAACAGGAACGCCAGCTTCTTTTTCTCTACCTATTGCATCAGATAATGGGTTGGCGAAGTTGGGGATGTATCCGTGAGATTTTAATTGACTATTTAAACC